TGATGACCTGCTTGGATGTGTGGGTTTGTAAACCGCAAATGTTTACCGGGGACGTTCTCTGGGTTCCCTGGTATCCGATTGACTCGGAGACGGTCAACACAGGGATAAAGGCCAAACTCCCCGCCGCGTTTGACATGATCGCCATGAGCAAATTCGGGCAACGGAAAGTCGAAGAGCTTGGACTCAAAACTCACTATGCCCCTTGCTGCGTGGATACAACCATATTCGCGCCCGCGGACAGAGAGACTTCGCGAGTGTCCGCGAGTGAGCAGATCACCGCCCCGCTTCCAAAAGATGCTTTTATTGTGTCTATGGTTGCGATGAACAAAGGCAACCCATCCCGCAAAGCGTTTTACGAGCAGTTTAGAGCATTCAGGGCACTTCACAACAAGCATCCCGATACCGTCTTATATGCTCATACAATCACAAGCGAAGCCGGACAACAGGGTGGGGTCAACCTACTGGAAATATGTGCGGCGCTGGACCTGAAAGTCGGAGTAGACATTATCTTTCCGAATGCGCTGGCGATTATCAACGGCTATCAGGATACATTCCTGAATTCGGTTTACAACGCTTCGGATGTGCTTTTGTCTGTGACTATGGGTGAAGGCTTCGGGATACCGATTATCGAAGCGCAAGCTGCCGGATGCCCGGTAATCATCGGAGACTGGACTTCCATGTCAGAGTTAAAGTTTAGCGGCTGGTCAGTGGACAAGTCCGAAGCTTCTGAATTTTGGACGCCGCTCAATGCTATTCAGTACCTGCCAAAATGGGAAGCCATAGCGGACAGACTTGAAATGGCTTACCAGATGCGCGGAAATATGGACTATCGTAAGCGGGCGCGCAAGGGCGCGTTAGCGTATGATTGTGACAAGGTTCTGGAAAAGCACTGGGTTCCCATCCTGGCAGAAATCGACGCCAAAGTGAAAGAACGTCCTACGTTCACGGTGCCAGTATGAACCTACCCAACGACGCGATTCTGGTGCAGCACGTTTCCGAGAACTGGGAAGGCGCAAACATGTTCAAGGTTACCGCAGCCCGGAACATAGAATACATCCTGAAGCACCGGATGGATTACCAAATGCTTATTGCCGGGCAGGACATAGATAAAATCGGCGACTGGGCGAAGGTTCGGTTGTTGCGCCATACGATGGAAATCGAGCAGTATAAATACATCATCTGGCTGGATTGCGACACGGTGATAATTGACATGGATGCAGACCTGCGAGACGGATGCCCGCCTGACAAGATCGGGGCTTGCCGCCACGGCCTGACCAAGCCACCATACAACCTGAATCTCGACCATCTGAATATCGGTGCTTTGTACTTCCAAAACACCGAGGCGAACAAGAAACGGTTTGATGATTGGCTGGCAGGATATCCAGGTCCAGAGACTCCAGCATGGCGCGAGCAGGGCGTGTTCAATAACATCGGAATCGGCGTCGAGATAGACGCGAAATGGAACGCCACCGGAAAAGTAAATCCATCCCCGAATCCCGTGGTTTTGGGATTTCACGGGCAAGGCGATGTAAGAGGTAGGTTTGACCAGATGTGTAAAGCGTTAGGAAAATAAGGAGTGAATATGGCTGAAACATTACAAGAACAACTAATCCGTGAATTTTTCGACCCGCGCTATTTCGGCGACCCGCATGACTTCGCCGCGCGAGCAGAGATTTTGGCATTACGTGCGCGTGTCGCAGAGTTGGAAGGCAAGAAACCCGGCAAGGCCGTGAAGGGCAGCCCCGCGAAACTCGCGGACGAGTCTGAATAGGTGAAACTATGACCGCTCGTTCGTCAATGGCCGACCTGCTCCTGACCCTGCGCGGATTGACCGCCGCCGGGAGTGCCGAGTATACGGTCAACGCAGTTTCGTATTGGACAGACCAGCAACTCCAAGACGTTATGGATCGCCACGTCTATCCCATCCGCCACGAAGAATTACTCCCACTGGAAACTTACGGGACGGGCGGGACGGTGACATATCTGGACTACCAGTCGCCGCGCAGGTTTCTGGAAACCACGTCTGGCGGCACTTCCCGCTTTGTTATTCAAGATGAAGGCGGCACGACTGTTGGCACGGCTTCTTACAGCGTGGATTATCCGAAAGGACTGGTGACGTTTACGGCTGATACCACCGGCCTTTCCCGTTTCCTGACCGGCTTCTCGTATGATGTAAATGCCGCGGCTGCAGATGTGTGGGGGCAGAAGGCGGCCCATTATGTGACTGCATACGACTTCTCGACCGATAATCACAACTTGCGCCGCAGCCAGATAATCCAGAATTGCTTGACCATGAGTAAGGAATACGCATCCGGCGCTGCCGTATATTCGGTGACGATGGAACGATCAGACACATCTGGAATTAGTCGCCATTACGACTCGAATTAACCATGCTGCCAACCGCCGAACTTACTGACATCAGGAATGAGCTAGAGTCGTGCTTGCCAGATTCTGGCACAATCCTTGCGCTCACGCGAACCAGTGATGGACAGGGCGGCTGGTCGGAGTCGTGGGGCGGGACGGTATCCGTGACTGGTGCGGCGCTCACGCCCTACTCGAAAGCGATTGTGACGCTGCCACAGGCGACGGTCATCACAGAGCAGAATCGGTTTGTCCATTCGTCCGGGACGTACACAGTCCAGGCGGTAAATATGGGAAGCTGGCTAGGCGTGAAGAGAGCCACGGTGGAGAAAATATGACCGTAACCCTTGACACCGCCGTTCTGGATGCCATGATTGCCAAAGACCCGCAAAAGATAGCGGACGTGGTAAGCAAGACCGCGTGGCGTATTCTCACGGACGCGCGCCAGATCACCCCACGCGACCCAGCCCGCCCTCCGCAAGACCTATCGCGGCCTGTGTCTGGTGAACTGCGGGCGAATAGCGATGTAGTGAAAGACGGGATAGGACTTGTCCAGCGGATTGAGTATTACCAAGAGTATGCTGCATGGCAAGAGCTTGGGGTTCCGTCAAACAACATGCCAGCCAGACCATTCCTGACCCCGTCCGTCGAAAAAGCCGCGGATCAGTTTACGACCGATTTAGCAAAGGCGATAGAAAATGTCTAGCCAGAATGTCCTGAATACTGCGATTTACACAAGGCTTGCAGGGACCGCCGGGACCGCGCTGAGTTCCTTACTTGCTGGCGGAACGGCTGTCCCTTCAGTCTTTTTCGAGCAGGCTCCCGATAACGCGTCTTTGCCTTACGTCGTGTGGCTGTACCCGAGCGAGATTGACCAGAACCTTATAAGTCATCGGATGAAAGATATCGTACTGCGGGCCTACGCAGTCGCCGCCGCACCCGCGCAAGCTGGGACGATTGACGCCGCGATTGACACGCTGCTGCACGAGCAGGAATTAACCATCGGAACGCCGTGGACAAACATCTGGCTACGTCGAGAGAATGGATACCAACTAATCAGCACGAGCGAAGCAGGGCTTCGCTACTACACAAGCGGCGCCGATTATCGCGTCGAACTTTCGAAAGGATAAACACAAAGGAGATATACAATGTCGGAATATTATGGAAAAGATTTGGTTTTTCAATGGATCGGCACCGCGGGCACAACCGACATGTCGGAGTACCAGCGCGGCGCATCCTTCACCCCAACCGGTAAGATTGACGTGAACACGACCGGCGCGGCCACCTACGAAGGGCGTCAGGTTGGCGTCAAGGACTTCAACGCATCCTACAAGGGATTGGCGCAGGCCAACGCCGCGACTGGCGGAACATCCCTCGAGGACACGCTGCGCTTCGGCGAAGTCGGCACGATCATCCTCGGGCCGGAAGGCACGGCCACGGGCAAGCGCAGGTACACCCTGCCTGTCATTTCGCAGGGATTGCAGACTAATTTGCAATACGACGCGCTGACCGAACTCAACGTGAGTTTCGTCGGCAACGGAACTGTAACTTACGGTGCATATTAGCCCGCTGTGCGGGAGAAAGGTTTTACATGACCAATAAAGACACGAACGCCTTTGCTCTTTCCGATGGAACAGAGGTCAACTTCGATTTCTCAAAAATCACGCGCAAAGAGTACCGCGCGATATTTGACCCGACCCAATCCAATAAAGAAGGCGACGCGACGGTAACAAAAATAACCGGATTGACCGATCTGGACGAACTCAATCAACTGGACTGGTCCCGGCTCCTTCGTGAGATTGCAACACGCGCAAATAGACCGGA